AGCTTCAACTGGCTCAATCGCATCAAGCCACTTACGATAGCTGTTACCAGATCCTTCAACAATAACATAATTAGATCCGAGTGATTTGATCTTAGCTAACTCACCTGTGTCCTTTATTACAACCTGATCGCCTTCCTCAAATAATTCACCGCTTACATACGATTCTCTGACATCAGATACAGACTTGAGTTGAATATGTTTTGTGTATTCATTTGTCTCTTTGAGTCCCATGCCTTTACGAACCATATTGTAAATGGCTTTTGTTTCTGCGTTCGACACATTCCGTGGAACACCTTGACTAAATTTTGTAAAGTCGCCAGCTGAAGCAGCAGCTCGCATCTTAGAAGCTGACATGCCCTCTACACCTTCGGCATCTGGATCTCGGTCTCCGGCAGACACGACATTGATTCTACTGAAGTTGTAGAATCCGTGACGACCTTTCTGACCGTTGTACTTCTCAAGGAGTGTACTAAACTCTCTTACTCGATCTGATCCGACGACCATAACAAGAGTCTTATAGCCTTCTTTGTATAACTCAGATGCTGCATTCATTGCATTCTTTACGTTGTTATTCACCATCACGGATCTTGCATGCTTTGGAAACATCTTGCGGATAGCCTTGACCTTATCCTTGTATGCAAGAGGATTCTTCTTTGTGTCTTGTGATTGTGATACAAAAATTCTATACGGGTTTCTACCTGCCTTCGCAGCCAAAGCATTAAAGAGTTTTTCATGACCTGTAGTAGGAGGATTCATTCTACCGAATGTAAAGTAGACTGACTTTTCCTCTTCAACAAGAAAGCTCTTAAACGAGTTAATCACTTCTTACTTCCTCGTTTCTTCGCCATTTCGGCCCGACGAACTTTAGGATACATGCGTTTAGCTAGCATATCAATTCTTTTCTTGATGGCCGGCTTCTCTAATCTCTTTTCTAGTTCTTGACGACGAGCAAATGTTAACTCACTCTTTGGAACATCTTTAGTGAATCTCTTAAGAAAAGCTGCACGGACTGCACGTCTTGTTCTCTTCATTAATTTTTCTTTTGATGCAATTCTGCGCTTAGCTATCTCTCGGCCACGTTTTATTTTGTACTTGATTTTTTTCATTGCGCGACGGCGCTGCATACGCTGGGCAACAGTCAGAGCTTCTTCGACGTCGGTCTCTTCACACGCGATTGCTCTTTTTCTTCGGTAGGCACGATAGTTGATGAGTTCATCCTCGCCTGGACGATATTCTACCGTGTACATGTGTTTAAAGCTAAGTAGTTCAGCCATGGCTTCCTCTGGTTTTTCCCATCTATATACTACGAACGACGTGACGTCTGCCAGCCTTTCAAAATATCGGGGCTAAAGTTGGCGTATGAAAATTCCATACGATCAACAATCTTAACCGCATCACCACCAAGTTGATCAATGGCTACAAAGCCTTCTGATCCTGTGGTCTTGTAACCGTTCTTTGTTTTTAGAAATGTTGATATTTTATTAAAACGGTCTAATATATTTATCAGTTTTAGTTTCGCCAGAATGATAACTTTTTGCAAATCAAATATTTTTTTCAAAGAAGCTTGATTCTTGGCTGAGAAGAAATCTAATATTTCATTCAACGCTTTTTGCTGAGTAGCTTTCCCAGCTGGAGTCGTTCTCTTATCGATTTCTTTTTGGTATTTACCTTTGATCCAGGTAATGAGTTTTCTCGTGTGCGCTCGAGTGTCATTAACAACTGTGCCTGCTCGTACGTAGGTGTTGTTAAATTGTTCAATGTGTTGCGCAAGTTTTTGATTCGATTCGAGCTCCCTAAGAGTCGAACCTGCGATTTGGTTAAATAGCACCCCAGCTTGCTTAAGATAGCCATTTACTTCCTCCGTGTCTTTTGAAGACATCGTATAGGAAGTCATGTCTCGTAACATGGCGTCTTGTGACCATACGTTTGTTGTTGTTTTAAATTTCGAGACATCTACTCCATACGATGCTTTGAGTGTTTCGAATGTCCTGCCACTGTAGGAGGTATGCCATACAACTCCTATCTTGGCTTTTTTAATCTCTTTTGCCATTTCCGTATCTGCCGGTACCGCATAGACGATCGTGTTAGGATGGAAAGTAATATAGGATTTTCCTTTGATTTTCTTAGTTTGTATATCGTCGCTTGAGAATAGAAAATCGCCTTGAACCACACCTCGTATGCCAAGAGCCGGCAAATGAGCCAAAGCTTGCTTAAGCTTTGCATTTAAATCTCCACTTGTGTCCGCATCAATGTCTGCGTTAGTTTTGTATACCTTCGGATTTTTATTGAAGATACCTTTCTTCGCTACAAAAAATTCGCCATCACGAGGATCGGTACCAGCAAAAATAGCAGGAGCTCCATCCCATTTAACAGATACTCTACCATCGTGTTCTCCTGCAAATGTATCTCGAAGCGATCGCAATGCTAGTATCGCTTCACGTGTACCTTTGACTCCACCATAGAGAACCTTGTCCTCGATGTGAGTCATGTGTGTATTCTTTTGTTCTGTTATGTAATCGCTAAATGTCATTATTTTGCCTTAAAGAACGTACTAAATTCTTGAGTAAAGTTTCCAGTTACTGATGGCTGCGAAGTCCAACTTGCAGATCCCTTATATCGTATTGCAAGATTCACTACTTTCATTCCACCAATTTTTAAGAAGCATTTTAATGTTGCAGCAGTTGCACCTCTTTGACCTGGCTGAATTGATGTTCTATCTAGTTCAACCGTCGGTGCACCTTTTGCTAGCAGATCGTGCACTTTAATTGTAATCGTATCAAGATCGTAAACGTCTGCTTTGTCAATGTTAGGACCTTTCTTCGGACCATAATCGCCGATTCCTGTGATTAAGCTAAAATCAAAGTCGTGCTGTTTTAAATCGTTAAGGTCTAGTTTAAAGATAAGCTGTATAAGTTTTTCAGCAATGAGCGATGCGTCGTCTTTGAGAATCTTAATGATTGATGTAAAGATACTCCCTTGAGCTCTGAGTCTCTCACTCATGTAATCTTCGGGAAGACCGCTAATAATTTTCTTCCTTGTTTTAGCGGTCTTTCTGCCTCTGTAATCTGCGTCGCTTACCTTTCCAGCTTTTCTAGCATCTTCAACTACTTTGTCTAGGAATTTATCAATAGCTGCACGGTAGTCAGTTTGAAGCTTAGGAGTACTCAATAAATTGTCTAATGCTTTATTGAGCAAAGTAGGATCTGCTGTCGTACTCAGTTTTTTCTTCTTTAATGATATACCGTAAAACTTTTTGCCTTTCTTAAATACAATGTCTGAAGAGTTAAAGTCCTTCATTCCGTATGCATTAATCTTAAATTTTTCTATGTCTTTATGCCAGACTCGGCCAGTTACATAAGCTTTATCGGCGGAGCCGCCGATTCGTACCTGAATAGCTTTTGCAGCTGATATCGCCTGGCAGAAGTTTGAGTATTCGTAATCAAATGCATCGAGCTCAGCTTGAGAATAATCTTCGACCTTACTTACGACGAGTTTTCTTGCTGCATCCATCATGTCGTCAAGTTCTTCAATACTAGTAGGTGTTCCAATAGTAGTCATACACGCTACCGCAGCGGTCATCAACTCGTTCGGATCAGTTCTACCTCTTGCACCATCTGGTTTTGTAGTGAGGTAGATATCCTTATCTAATCCTTGATAGCTAAATAGAATATCTTTGTTCGCTCTTTTACTAGTAATTTCTTTGTACTCGTATCCTTTTGCAGTTCGCAACCAATCATTAGCTCTAGCAACAAATTCAAGTCTTTGTTTGCTAGGCAATGTTACAACCATGCCGATTCTTTTTCCTGATGATTTCTTTGAGTAAGGACCTGGTTCTTTAGCTTGCAGACCGTTTACGTTCGCAATAATACCATTAACAGCTGCTAATGCTTCAGCTGCTTCATTTTCCGCTTCCATAAGAAATCCTTTAAAACTAAGCATAGTACTCTCTAAAAAGATACACGTATGCTACTATTTATAAGAAAAAAGAAGTGAGAAGGCGGCATTGCGCCGCCTATATTAACGCTCGTAAATGTAAGCGTCAACCTCAGAAGCATTCTCGAGACCACCGACGATATTGCCGAAGTAGTCGTAAGAGACAGGATTTGGCGAAACTGGAATCCATCCCCATGTGGATGCACGATCCAGAATCATTTTTTTGAATGGACGACGTCCACGAAGGACGAGACGATAGCGAAGGTCTGAACCAGCTTCTTTTTCATCAGCGTTCATACCTTTCACACGAAGGCGAAGTGACTCGATATCACCATCGAAGTTTTTGTCAAGAGTTTTGAAAGTTCCAACAAAGCTTTCTGAATAACGTTCCATAATATATTCTCCTCAATTTGTAGGTCCATTATACTATATTAGAGAGATTTGTACATTA